CGCGAAAGAGCGCGCGATTCTTGAGCGTGAAGAGCGCCGCAAGCTCTGCGCCGACCTCGTGAAGATCGGCGCTGAATTCCCAGCGACGATTTGGGCCGATCTCAAGGCCGCAAAGCTGAAGTCGCGATGGGCGAAGATGCCGATCGCCGAGCTGCGGGCTCATGTTGCCGAGCAGCGCCTCGCGCGTGGCAAGAGCAAGCCGGCGCCGAAGACCGACATTCGGCCCGCGCGCGTCGACGGCGGTGACGAGGTCGTCGAGCTCACGCCCGAGCAGCTGCGGATCTGCGAGCAGCTGAATTGCGACCCAAAACAATTTGCGGCGCTGCAGGCGTTCCGCGATCAAAAGAAAGGCTGATTTGAATCATGGCACTCCTCACTAGCGGAATCGCGCCCAAGCCGTACGGCGGCGGCGGTCGAAAGATCGATCTTCCCGTCAAGGCGTCAACGCAGCTCTTTCAAGGGCAGATGGTCGCCTTTCTCGGCGCCGGGCTCGTGCCTGGCTCGACGGCGGGCGCCGGCGACGCGGTTGGCATCGTTGAGGCCGACGCACTCGGCGGCGCGTCTGACGGTCTCGTTCGTTGCATGGTGTGGACGGATCACACGTTCACTTTCAACAACGGAACGAACGCTCTTACGGACGCTTTTGCTGTCGGCTCGCTCGCCTATATGGAAGACGATCACACGGTCGGCACCGGCGGCGTCGGCGGCAGCGGCGAAGGTGTCGCGGGCCTCTTCATGGGCATGAACGACGACGGCACCGTCCGAGTCTACATGTTCCCGAACATCGCCGGAACATTGCAAAACGTGTTGGTCAACGGCTCGAACCTTGCGAACACGGCTTCGCAGACGGTGCAGTCACTCGGCCGGAACACGCGATACACCATCCCGGCGATCAGCCAGACCAGCACCGTCACGCTCGGTACCACGGGCGCGAAGGTCGGCGATATGATCACAATCTCGCGCACTGACTCGAGCGCGTTCACGCTCGCCGTTGCGAACGGCGGCGGGGGCGGCGGCACGATCGTGACGCTCGATGTCTCGAAGCAGGGTTTCGCTCGGGCCTACTTCGACGGCACAAACTGGAAATTCGACAGCGCTGGCATTGCCTGATCGCTGATTGAAAGGAAACGGCAATGCCTATCAACGTTCTCAATCCGCTGTATGCGTTCGATCAGTTGCCGACTACGTCGGCGGCAGCGATTCGCGAGTTCAACGATCGTTACCTCGCCGCGGTCGGCGCTTCGCGTCCGACGGGATGGGCCGACACGAACGGGGATCTCGTTCCCACCGATCGGCCCTTGGTGACCTTCCCGGTCAGCCAGCTGCGCACCTTTTATCAGAAGACGACCGGCGAGTCGCGCTTCAAGAAGCTGCTCGAGAAGAGCTTCGACGTCAAAACGCAGGAGTTTGACGACGGCTACGAAGCGAAGCTCATGGATCTGTTTCTGCAGGTCTTCGCGTACCGCAATTGGCAGCGCGCGCCCGAGCGGCTCGTGCTCGCCGAAGAGCAGCACCGACACAACCAAGTCGCGATCATCCTCGACGGTACGGGCAACCGTAGCGGCGCGGCAAACAGCGCGAACGATCCGGGCGGCGTCGGCCGGCTCTGCGTTGACGGGCAAAACTTTTTCTCGGCGACGCACCCGGCGAACATGACGGATTCGTCCGTTGCGAGCCCGATCACCGGCGCGACGACCTGGTCGAACTACCAGAGCTCAGCGAAGAACGTGCTCGGCTCGGGTGCCACGGGCAACACCGGCACGTTCCTGATCGACAATCTGCAAGCTGAAGTCATCAACATGCAGACGCAGGTGCTCGACGAGAACGGTTACCTCATGGGTGCCGATCCCGACACGATCCTTGTGCCGCAGGACTATTACGAGCCGTTGAAGAACGGTCTCGCGAATGCCCGCGTGCTGAACTTCCTGTCTGACCTCGGCGGCGCAACGAACGCCATGGCTGGCGCAGCGGTGGATCAGATCTACAAGGGGAAGTTCAACGTCCTGCCCTGCAAAGAGTTCACGACGATCACCGGCTCCACGGCCGACTGGTATCTCGTTGACTCGAAGATGCTCAAGGCCGGGATCGCGCCTTGGGTGACGCTGCGTCAGACCGTGCCGCAGAGCCTCGCGCTCCGCGTGTTCGATGAGTCGAGCGACTACTTCAAGGACACCGGCAACATCAAGCTGAGCTCGCACATCTGGTACGGCTTCTCGCTCGCGCTTCCGCACGCGATCCGCCGGATCAAGGGCCCGACCCGCTGAAGCATGACGACCTTTCTCCTCCCCGCGTACGCGCTACGAAGCGACGTCTTCAAGCACGGCCTCGCTCGGGGTTCTCTCGGGAACCCCGGGCGGCTCGTGTCGTCCGCGGTGTCGGGACAGACTACCGTCGAACTTCAAGAGCACGGCTTCGAGACGAACGACGCGATAATCTTTCGTCCGACCGACGCCGGCGTGCTGCCGTCGCCACTCGTCGTCGGGATCCCGTACTACGCGATCCGGCAGACCTCGAACGAGTTTCAGGTCTCGGCGACGCCGAACGGTGCACCGATCTCGTTCACGACGAGCGCCGTCTCGGTGCTTGTCGGGATCGATCTGCCCTATGACGACGTGTTGCAGTTTTACTCGCGCTTCGTCGACGGGTTTCTTCCGGCGCACCTCGTGCCGCTCCCCACGGACGCGAACGGGCTTTACCCAATCACCGTCGTTGGGATCGTCGCGTCACTGACCGCCCGGAAATTGCAGATCATCGCCGGGCAGATCTCCGAGAGCATGGCGCAGGCCGAGATCGCTGCGAAGGCTCAACTCGAACGTTGGGCTGCGGGTCTTCCCGTCCGTGAAGCGGTCAAGCCCGTGCCGGCGAATCTCTCGGTGAACGCCTCGCTCGGCACAAACGCCGATGCGAAGCTCGATCCCCGCGGTTGGGGATCTAGCATCCTTCCGTGAACTCGCTCGCGAAGTTCACGCAGGATCTTCGGAACCTGCCGCGCGTCGTCGCGCAAAAGGTTGCGGAGAAAGCTGCGCCGGCGCTCACGGCGCTTGCGCTCGAGACCTTCGACGCCGGAGAGAACCCCTACGGGAACGTGTGGGCGCCCGGCATCGACGGGAAAAAAGTCACGCTAGACAAGACGGGCGCGCTCAAGAAACAGATCCGCTACGTCGCGATCGGTACGAAGCTGCGCGTCGCGCTCGGCGTGCCGTATGCGAAATACCAGATCGGCAAGCGCTCGGTTTTTCCGACGCAAGGCGGTGAACTTCCCGTCGTTTACGTCGAAGAGTTGCAGCGCGTCGCCGTCGAGGTCGCGAAAGCCGAGCTCGGCAAGTGAGTTTTTATGCTTCACGAAATCGGCGTCGACATGTACGCGCAGCTCGTCGCGCAAGGCTGCCCCTTTCCCGTATACGACGGGCCGGAGCGGCGTCCGACGTCGACATACGCGCGTGAGCGAATCGTAATTGAGCACGACGACGATTCGAACGACTCCTTCCCAAGCGGCCCACACAAGGCGACGCGGAACCCAAGATCGTTTCTCACGCGGAATATGGCCGCGAAGATTCGGATCTACGCGCAAGAGCCGCGGCCGGGCGCGTTTGAATTCGAGCACCGGCGTCGCGCCGAGCACGTGCTCGACATGGTGCTCGTTGCGCTTTCGAAGGTCGCGAAGACTCGCCAAAACCTTTGGTTGCCGACGTCGGGCAAGTTCATCCAGCCCGAAGACCTAGGAAAAAGTGAGGTCGTCGGCGGCGCCGTCTACGAGCTGAAATTTTGGTTCGATCGCGGCGTCGACGATTACACTTGGACGCTAAAGGGTCCGCCGACCGCGACCATTCCGAACATCGGCATGCAGGGCAATCCGTCGCTGGCCTTCGCGGCGACCGGACACACGATCACGCGCTCGGCCGGATCGTGGCTGACCGACGGCTTCGCGATCGGGCAAACGGTCGTCGTTGCTGGGACACACCTCAACGACGGCGTGAAGGGCGAAATCACGGCGCTATCCGCGACCGTCATGACTTTCGCGTCAGGCATCACAAACGAAGGGCCGCTCTCGGGCGTCAGCGTCTCGAGCGTCTTCTTCAAGAACTCCCAAGCCGTCGCCGACAACACCGGCGGACAAGTTGAAAATTTCTGAGAGGGCAGGACAATGGCCGTTCTTCCGAGTGCATCACTAATCATCGACAGTACAGCCGGCGCATTTGGGCAGGGTACCGGGTACCTCGTCGTCATGGGCTGCGTCGCGCAGTCGGCCGACGTCACGCCGCGCGTCTTCACGGGCACGAGCGCGATGCTTTCGCAGCACAATTACTGCCCGGCAATCGACTTCTGCTCGATGTTTTTCAACGAGACGCGCTTGCCGGTCGTCTTCATCGGTCTACCGATAGCGACCGCGGGTGCGATCAGCCGACAGAACGGCACCGGCGTGACCGGCACGAGCGTGATCACGATCTCCGCGAGCTCGTCGGCCGGGCCGATGGAGGAGACCCAAGCGGGCCTCACCGTCGTGAACGGCGGCACGATCGGCACTGCTGGGATCAGCTTCAATCTGTCGCTCGACGGTGGCTTCACGAACCAGCTCGTGCAGCTCGGCACGGCAACGAGCTACGCGATCCCGTACGTCAACATCACGATCAACTTCGCGGCCGGCACGCTCGTCGCGAACGATGTTTACTCGTGGGTGACGACCGCGCCGATCTGGGATGGTCCGACCGGAATCACGCCGGCGCGCCTCGCGCTAGCGGCGCAGCAAAGCATCACGCGATCGTGGCTTCCCGTCGGCGATTGTCCCGACGTCACGCACGCCAACGCCGTGCTCAACGAGCTCAACAACTACGAAACCGCGAATCAGCGTTTCGTGTTCGGGCGCGTGCAGGTGCTCGACCGCGTGCCCCTCGCGTCGAAGTCGAAGACCTCGGTTTCGATGACTGGAAACCCGAGCGTCACCTTCGCGGCGACCGGTCACACGATCACGCGCGCGACGGGCTCGTTCATCTCGGATGGGTTCCAAAACGGCATGGTCGTGACGGCTGCGGGCACGACGGCAAACAACGGCGTGCTGGGCGCAGTCTCGACCGTGACCGCGACCGTGCTCACCTTCGCATCGGGCATCGTGAACGAGGGTCCCGAAGGCAACGTTACGCTCACCGCGTCCGAGGGCATCACCTTCGCTGCTTCCGGTTTCACGGTCACGCGCTCCGGCGCCGGATCGTGGCTCGCGGACGGCTTCGCGATCGGCGACAGCGTCACAATCACCGGCACGGCCAGCAACAACACGACGCAAACGGTTTCGAACGTGACCGCGACCGTGCTGACGTTCGGCGGGGGCATTGTGAACGAAGGCCCGAGCCGCTCGGACGGCATCACCATGACGAAGGGTCAGACCCTCGCCGGGTGGGCGTCGGCGATCACGTCGACCTTCGCAAGCATCGACGGGCAGCGCCGGATCGACATCGGCGCCGGCCGAGGCCGCAAGGTCTCGCCGATCACGGGCTGGAATCTCCGGCGTCCGGTGCAATGGGCTGCGACGCTGCGCGAGTATCAGCACGACGTCCAGATCCCGTGCTGGCGCAAGAAAGACGGCCCGCTCAATGGGTGGAGCCTCGTCGATTTGAATAACAACGTCGTCGAGTACGACGAGCGCGTCGTCGGCGGGTTGCTCGCGGCTCGCTTCACGTGCTTCCGGTCGTACGGCAACGGGCCGAACGGCGCGTTCATCGCGCTCTCACTCACGCGCGACACGGACGGATCGCTGCTCTCGCGAACGCACAACATGGCGGTCGCGGATGTCGGCGAGCAGACCGTGCAGACCGAAACCGAGAACGCGATCGGCGAGGTGCTGATCCTCAAATCGGACGGCACGGGCACCGACGCATCACTCGCGCTGATTGAGCAACGCGTGAATAGCGCGTTGCAGGTCAACCTGTTGCAGCCGGGTGCCGAGGGACCGCGCACGAGCAAAGCGGTTTGGAGCGCGGCGCGAACCGACATTCTCAACATCGCCGGCGCGCAGCTCATCGGGTCGTTGCTGATCAATCTGAACGGCACGCTCGAGAAGATCCTGACGCGCGTTCGCGTGCAGACCGCAGGGAGCTGATCAATGACTAATCAAGCGTATCCGTCGCTCAACGGGATCGATCCGTCGTGGGCTGACATTTCCGTGACTGCGACCGTTCTCGGTGGCGACCTGCTCGATATGGCAGACATCGCCGCGCTCAAGTGGTCGCGCAAGGTCGAGGTCGGCGAGAAGCGCGGCGCGAGCGGCGGGCGAGTGATTTCACGCACGACCGGTCAAGCGTCGTACGAGGCGAGCTGCTCGCTCTATCGCAGCGGCTATCGCCGGCTCTTGAAGAGCCTCGCCGCGAAGGCACCGACGCGCGGGAATCAGCAACTGATCGCGCTCGTCGCGTTCGACTTTCTGATTCAGCACACGCCGCCCGGTGAGACCGAGATCTATCAGGTCAAGATCAAGGGCTGTCGTTTCCTCGGCGATGCGGACGACATGAAGGAAGGCCCCGAGGCTGACAAGCTCGAAGTCACACTGAACCCGATCGAGATCGCGAACATCATCAACGGCCAAGAAGTCGTGATGCTGTAAGGAACATCCGGCGGCGCGGCGTCGTTTGGCGATGGGTCTCGAGCTCTACGCCTCAAAGCCCCTTTCGGCCGAGCGGGGCGTCCGCGAGTTCTTATGTTCGTCGTGTACTTACTTGGAGGTGCTTTATGGATCGGTTGGCAGAAGTCGAAAAAAGGCGAGCGGAACGCAGGGCGAAGAAGGATCAAGAGCGCGCGGCGCAAGAGGTCAAAGACCTCGAAGCGATCGACGCGCTCGAAGAAAAGGGCGACGAGCTCTTGCACACGATGACGGCTAACCGGTACGTGCCCGGGCAGCCCGTCAAGATCGCGTTTCGTGCACCGAGTGCGGTGCACTACAAGCGGTACAAGGATCTCGTCAACAAGGCTGCGCAGCAATCGAACGCGGCCGAGCGCGTCAAGGCGCAAGAGCAGCTCGCCGAATGCTGTCTTGTGTACCCCGAAGAGGGTGACGCGCGGGCATCGATGAAAGAGGCTTTCCCCGGTCTTTTGATCTCGCTCGCGATTGAGGCCGCGAAGGTCGCCGAGCTGCGGAGTGAAGAAGAGGGAAAAGGCTGAACAAGCGCGTTGCGGACGCCCGGAATAGTCCGGGCGTTTTTGCTGCGTGCTTGAACGGTTGGGTACGTGACGGCGACGAGATCGATCGCGCGGCGTCGCTCGCATTGATTGCCGAGCTCGCACACATGGTGCGGTCGGCACTGAAGAAGTGACCCGTGGCTGACGCATCTTTCACCATCGACATCGGCACGAGCGGCGGCAGCGCCGTCGACGCGGCGGCGAAGTCGGTCGACGCGCTCGCGGCCAAGCTCGAAGCGTCGAGCGCAGCTACGCGCGCAGCGACCGACGACGTCAAGGCAGGCGAGGCCGCGTATCGTCAGGCCGAGGCGACGCTCGATCGCGCCGAAAAGGCCATCGAGAAGATCGGGATCGCCGCCGATGCGCAGCGCGGGAAGCTCAAGCAAGCTGCGGACGTTGGGGACACCGCTGCCGCTGAGAAAGCTGCCGCGAAGATACAGGCATTGACGCAGCGTCAAGCCGAGGCTCAGCAGAGAGCCGCGCAGGCGAAGGCGTCGCTCGATGCCGAGGCCACGGCGCTCGACAAATTGAAGGCGAGCGCCGACAGTGCTGCCGCCGAAGAAGCGAAGCTCTCGAAAGCCGTTGCCGACGCCGAGAAGAATCTCGAAAAAGAGAAGGATGCCGCGAAAGAGGCCGCGGGCACCGGGTCGGATCTAGCTATCGAGCGCGGGCTCGGGCGTCTCCCCGGCCCCCTCGCGTCTGCCGGGCGCTCGGTCCTTAGCCTAAAAACAGGCTACGACAAGCTACAGAGCGCGCTCGGCGACAAAGCCGGTGTCGCGGTTGCAGCCGTAGGCGTCGCCGCGCTCGTCGCGGTCATCATCGCACTCGACGCCGCGATCGTTGCGGGCATCGTACATATCGGCGAATGGGCCGTAGGTCTCGCCGACGCGGCGCGCACGAGCGAGCTACTCGCGCAAGGCATCACGCAAGACGTCAAGGCAGGAACCGCGCTCAACGACAAGATCAACTCATTGACGAAGACGCTCCCGCTCACGCGCGAGGAGATCTCTCAGACGGCGAAGAAGCTCCACGACGCTGGCTTGCAGGGCAAAGATCTGACCGACGCTCTCGAGAGCTCGGCGATCCAGGCCGCAAAACTGAAGTTCGGCCCCGACTTCGAGCGGGAAATGCTGAGCCTCGATGAACAGTCGAAGGTCTTCAAAGCAAACCTCGCGCAGACCTTCGGCGGGCTGAGGATCGATGGCCTGCTTGCGGGGCTGCAGAAGCTGATCGGGCTCTTCGACGCAAACACGGCGAGCGGGCACGCGATGAAGGTCGTTTTCGAGTCGATCTTTCAGCCGCTCATCGACGGTGTCGCGGGCAGCGCGACGAAGATCGAAGGCTTCTTCTTGCAGCTCGAGATCTGGACGCTCAAAGCGCTCATTGCGATCAAACCATACGGGTCGACGATTCTCATGGTCATCAAGTGGCTCGGCATTGCCGCAGCCGTGGTCGTCGGCATTGTCGTTGTTGCGTTTGCCGCGTTCGTTGCGATTGGCGTTGCGCTCTTCGCGGCTCAGCTCGCGGTTATCGGCGTCCTCGTTTGGTTGCAGGTCGAGCTCTATAAGCTCGGCGCTGCGGTCATCGAAGGCGCTGTAAAGGGCTTCGGCTGGCTGAAAGATAAGGCGCTCGAAGTCTTCAACTGGCTGAAGTCGTTCTCGTTGTTTCAGATGGGTCTCGATCTGATCACGGGGCTCGTCAACGGGATCAAAGGCGCCGCCGGCGCCGTCGTCGACTCGGTGAAGGGGGCCGTTACGGGTGCAGTCGACGCCGCGAAGAAAGCGCTCGGCATCTCCTCGCCGTCGAAGGTCTTCGCAGAGATTGGCTTGCAGACCGGCGCCGGAATGGAGCAAGGCGTTGACCGTTCAAGCGACGGCGTGCAAGGCGCGCTCGAGTCAATGACCGCGCCACCGGCGACGGCGGCACCGGGCGGCGGGGGCGGCGCTCCGGCGCCGGCTGCGCGGGCGAGCGGCGGCAAGGGCGGTTCGGCGGGTGCAATGAACTTGCAAGGCGCCGTCTTCAACTTCTACGGCGTAGAGGGCGCCGAAGACGCCGAGGCTCGTTTCAGTGCGGCGCTAACGCGTCTGCTCGAAGGCGACGTCGCGCAGCTCGGGGCGGCGAAGCCAGCCTGAGAAGATCAAATGCTCTCCACCACGCGGGCAAAGCTTTGCTCGAATCTGAACCTGCCTAGCACTGCATCGCAGGCGGACATCCAGACTGCGATCTCAGCGATTGGTAACCCTACGCGGCGAGCCTTTCTGCAAAACGTCCTCGCGCAATTGCAGGCGATCGAGACGCCTCCTTATGAGGGCTGGCGCTAATGCCGAACGTTATCGACAACGAAGACCTATACAACGTGATCGTGCTCGGCGGCTTCTCGTCGCCGGGCAAGGTCACGCTCTCGGGTCACGATCGAAAGATCGTTTGGGACATCAAGAACGGCATCGGCGTTTCGGGCGCAACGACGACGCTGAAGCAGATCCCGCCGATCGAGTTCACGGCGACCTTTTACCTCACGAAGGACGTCGCGCAGGGTACCGACGACTTCGCCGATTGGGACGCTTTCGTTCTGGTGATCAAGGCAACGATCGCCGGCACGACACCGAAGGCTCTCGACATCTATCACCCTGACCTTGCGGCGAACGACATCAAATCGGTCGTCAAAGCGCAGCTCGGCGGGATGGTTTACGACGGGAAAGGCGGCGCGACCATCGCCGTCAAATTCCAAGAGTACCGACCGCCGAAGAAGAAGGGTGGGACGCCGAGCGGGTCGAAGAAGAAGC